GCGGCGCCAGAACGCATGGGGACGCTGCGCGCCGTAGGTCTGGCCAACGCTCTGATTGAGCGCGTCGATCAGCGACACGCCGCCGATCTGGAAGCGGTCATCGAGCAGGGTGGCCTTGCCGAAGATGCCGGCGACGACCGGCTCCTGGTCCTCGACGGGCGCCGCCCACGACGTCGCGAAGACGTAGCACCTGGCGCCATCGAACAGCCCGCTGCCGACAGCGGCGCGCGACAGGCCGGAGGCCCCGGCAATCCCTTCGATATCGATCGATGCCGGCGAGAATCCCGCGGTGCCGGCGTAGCCGGTGAACTGGTAGCCCGACGTCGACAGGTAGGTGTGGCCGCTCATCACCAGGTCGCGTGGGTAGTCGGTCAGGTAGATCGGCGAGCCGGTGACGGGCACGATGCGTAGGCACAGCACCCGGTAGCGGTAATCGGCAACTACACTCTTCATGGTGCGAGCAACTCCAGAATATCAACCCCGCTCAGGTCCCGCAACTCAGCCGATACGGCCGATACTTCAATCTTGCTGTTGAACCGGCAAGGGATATGGAAGTAGCACCCGCCGCGGATCACCTCTGTGGTCGGAGCCGGGGTAATCGTCACGCGCCCGGTCGTGTAGTCCACACTGACCCCGGAACTGAGTGTGACCCCGTTTTTCGACACGACGACGCTGCCAGACTGGGGTTTGTAGATGTTGCGGTAAGGCAGCCCGATACCCAGTGGCGTTCCACCGCTCCCGTACCCCTTGACCAATTGATAGACCCCGCTCGAAATCTTGGGGAGAACCCAGTCAAGGGAGGTTGGAACATCGCGGTGATTGTTCGTGCTGAAGTCATCGACGCATTTTACCCTGAATCCGGCATACATCCCATAGGCCCGATGATACACAGCCAAAACACGGGCCATCAGATCATCGCGCAACAGCGTGAAGTTGATGTGGAAACTGCGCACAGGGAACGGATGTGTCAGCTTCCGGTACTCCGCTCCGCTCGCCGTCGTGGTGATCTCCACGTTGTATCCGTCAGCATAGGTAGCGCCCATGCGTACATCAACCGGCAACACCTCATCCAGAAACTCAGCCATTTCTCAGTCCTCACTCAAACCTGTGTGCGCCCTTGAATGCGGCAAGGGCTTCTCGGGCACCCTGGCCCGCCGACCGCCGCACGTCTGGCGCGTTGTTGCTACCCATTACGACCACCTTCAGGTTGTAGGTGTCGCCCGTGTTGCGTTTGATGCCCAGGCGCCCCTTGCTGTCGCGGCCCAACTCCGATTGCATGATTGGCATCACGGCCTCGGGGCCGGCCTCGGCAAATATCCCGCCTTTGGCAAATCCGTGCAGGTTCTGGTACTCAAACATTCTCGGCGTAGTCTGGACCGTGTTCGCGTACTGGTGCAAGCTCGGTGATCCGATAAAGGCTCCGCCCTTGGCCCACGGCGTCGAGTTGGCCACCCCGCCTGCCGACTGGACGGCCGTTGTTGAAGCACTCGCGCCTCCTCCGAACATACTCATGATTCCGCCGAGCAGGCTCTTGACCACACTCCCGAACCCGCCACCTGAATCACCACCAGCCGAAAGGCTCATCTTCGCCAGAAGAGACCGACCCTCGATCTTGGCCATGCCGAGAATCAGGCTCTTGGCGAAGTCAGCGAAATTCAACTTGCCCGTGCTGAGGAACTCATCAAGGGCATTCTCCATGGTAGAGGACATCAATTGGAACGCGTCCGCAGCCTGCTTGGCCGCGCTCGTGGCGCTCTTGGTGTAAGCGTCGTATGCCTTGGCCCAGCCCCCGGCATAGGACTCCTGATACTCGGCGTCAGCCAGCCTGGCCGCAGCCTTGGCGTTGATCTCGTCCCGTAGCGCCTGGATGACCTCCGGGTTGTCGAGGTTGCGGTCAGCACGCACGTTCAGGTTCTGGATGGCCCGCATTTGCTCGTACTCGATGCGTAACCGGGCCACCTCGGCAGACGTACGGCCCATCATGTCGATCTCGAACTGCAGGTCCTGGGCGTAGTTGGCCGACGCCAGACCAGCGTCCTCGATCGCGTTCGTGTTGGCGGTGAAGACCTTTATGAGATCGAGGCCTGCCTGCTCCCTCTGCTTTGCGATCTTTAGTGCATTCTCGTCGAGGTCATTCTGAATCTTTCTAATCTGAACTTCATCGCCCTTGGCTGTAGCCTCTTTCAGGTACTGAGCAATAATCTCGCGCTCCACCTCCAGTTCGGCAACGGAGGCGGCGTTCTTTCTTTCCTGGGCCACTGCTGCGCTTATTGTCTGTGCAGCAAGTCCGACCTCGACGCCGACGAGTTCCGCGCCCAGTTTTATCTGCTCACGCTTCAAGGCAGACGACAGGTTATCGTTCTGGATAGCTCGATAGTCTTTGAGTTCTCCGCGGCCAGTTTTTGACGGGGCCTTATATGCAACATACCCTGGGTCATGCTCAGCGATGAAGTCTTCACGCCTACGCAACTCAATCTTCGTCGCCTCTGTCTCAGACGTCTTCGGGTCTATTGGAGCGAACTTCTCAGCCCCAGCCCCCCTGGCTATGTCCTTGTCAAGCCGCTTCCTGCGCTCGGCACTGATGGTCGCCCCGCTATCTATTTCCTTCTGCGCCAGTCTCGCTATTTCTTTTATCTGTTCAAACTTCGCATTCTGCACACGGACTTCAGCGTGGGCCTTCTCAACGATATCTTGAGCCTCTTTTGCACGACCCTCCATGCTAGCCTTAATAGACCCGGTAGCCGATACAGCGAGTTGCTCCTCTGCCTTCTTCCTGTACTCAACAGCCCGCTCAAACTGCGCCTGGGCCTTCTTATACGCATCGCTCTGGTCTTCACCACGTGCAGCCCTGCCCCCCTCGTCAGCGAATTTTGATGACCCAAGATTTGCAAGTGCTGCTGCCTCTGCGTCCTTTGCAGACTGGGCGGCCACCTTGGCCTGCGCATACCCCAGATTATCTGACGACTGTGCTGCGGCATCGGCGGCCGACTTGCCCTCACGGAGTAGCCTTATTCTCTCGGCCTGTAATTTATTCGAGTCGATGAGCCCTTGCAACCCTTGCAGCATTGAGTTGTTTAAGCGACCCTGAGCATCGCTTAGGTCTTTGGTTGACCCCAGTAGTTTATCAATGCTATCGTCTGTCTCCCTCATACGCATGGCGTAGATAGCAGCGACAGCGCTTACCGCGATAATGCCCACTTGAAGAGGGCCATTAAGGAGTGTTGCGAGCCGTGTAATAATGGCTATAGCGCCTCCGGCTTTACCTGTAACTACCAGACCAGCAATCGCACCGTTAAGCCCTACCAGCGCAGATGTCGCACCCCACGCTGCTATTGATAGTCCTGTGAGCAAGGTGCCGACAGTCTTCACAATGATAAAGCCTGCATAAGCTGCTGCAACAGTACCGATGATAGTGGCGTGCTCCCTTAGTGCCTCGGTCAAGTTGATGAACCCATTAGCAATGACAGTAAGCGTCGTCTTCAGCCCATCACTCCTGGCCAATTTGCCGAGGCTATCCACAATCCCCTCGATCTCTGGACGAACGCTCTGGTATACCTTGGCGAAGGTCTCTTCCAGCCCTGACTTGGCGGCCTTCATCATGCCGTCGAGTGACTGCGCAACCCTTACCTGGGCTTCAGTCATGAACCCCAGGCCCCTTGATGACATCTCAATTTCCTTGAGAGTCTGGTTCATCTTCTCAAGGTCTGTGAGCAGGATGTTGGCAGCCTTTGCGCCACGCTCGTTGAACATGTCTTCGAGGAAGCGCGCCTTCGTCTGTGACGACATCACCGCCGTCACGTTTGATAGCTCTTTCAGGTTTGCCGTGAACTTCTTGGCACTACCATCTGCGTTGAAAATCTCGATACCGTACTGTTTCAATGCTTCTGCTGCACGCTTGGATGCAGGGGAGGCGAGTTCCTTGACCATGTTTCTGATCGCGGTACCTGCTGCTGACCCCTCAATGCCTCGGTTGGCCAGGGTCGCAAGGGCCGCGGCCGTCTCCTCAACCGATACCCCAAAGATGTTGGCCACCGACGACGCCTGCTTCATCGCCTCCATCATCTCTTTGACGGACGTTGCAGACAATCTATCTGCGCGCGCAAAGACGTCGACAATGTGACTGATGTCACTTACGGCTAAACCGAACGTGTGCATAACCGACGTCGTTGTCAAGGCCGCACCGGCCACATCGACTTCACCCACGGTGGCGAGCTTGAGGACACTGGGCAGGGCGGCCATCGCCTCGTTCACCTCAAGGCCGGCCTGCGCCAGTATCCTTAGTGCTCCGGCTGCCTCAGTAGGGGTAAAGATGGTGCCTTTGATTGCATCCCCAAGCTCGTTCAGAGAGATTACTGTGCCCTCAGTAATAGCCTGGATATAAGTGAACTGATACTCAAGGTCTTTACCTACGGTGATCACAGCCTTTAGTGAACTGGCCAGGGCGGCGGCGGCAACAAGTGGCACCAGCGATCCATAGGTTAGCCACAGACCCCCAAGTGATCCGGCCAGACCACGGGCCAGTCTATTGCCCTGGTGCGCAATCTCGTTCCAGTGGAGTTGCGCTCCAGCAGCCCCCCTTGTTGCCACAGCGAGTGCCGCATACTGCGCCTCAAGTTGCTTTACGCTTGTGCTAGATGCAAGAGCGACTGTACTCGGGGCAAACTCACTGGCCAGATTGCCTTTATAACCGGCGTCAATCAGTTTGCGAGCGTCGATCGCTGCTTTTAGACGTTGAGCCTGTGACGCCAGTATATAGTTACGCTCAAGGTCAAGTTGGCGCACTTGCCACGCAGCCCTCTCAGCACCAATGCGCTTCTCATCTGCCAGCGTCCTTGCCGCAATGGCCGCAGTCTCAGCCGCGAGCTTTTCCTCAGCGGCCCTCGTCCTTCTAATAACAGCTAAGGACTCAGACGCCTTCGCTTCCTCGGCGGCCCTTGTCCTTGCGGAAACAGCTACCGTCTCAGCCGCGAGCTTTTCCTCAGCGGCCCTTGTCCTTGCGGAAACAGCTACCGTCTCAGCCGCGAGCTTTTCCTCAGCGGCCCTTGTTCTATTGGCAATGGCGACGCTATCGGTTGCCGTTTTTTCCTGCGCTAGGCGTTGCTCATTTACCTGCCGATCTTTAGCGAGTGCCGCCAGCGCCTTGTTAGCCCGTGCCTCAGCATCACCCCCCACAAGGAACTGCCCGTAGGTATCAGCCGCGGTCTGGGGGCCATAACTCCTAAGCGCCTGCTGTGCTTCACGCGACATGCGGAGGACACCTTGAAGGCTGGCCTCGGTGTTCTTGCGAAACGCCTCGATGACGTTGTTGGACTTAGTGAAGTTGGCTCTAGTAATACCCTCTTCAAGCGCCTTGACGCTCTCAAGGCCCGCCGCCTTCATCCGCCCGTAAAAACGAGTGAGTTGCCCCTCGTCGAGTTGCAGGCTGCCCGCCAGACTGGCAGAGCCTGATGCAAGGCTCGTGCGTACACCCTTACTAGCGTCCAGGCTCTTGGCGTTGAAGTCGTCGATGAGCTTCTGCTGGTTCGCAAGTTGCGCACTGAGTCCCGCAGTGGCCGCCTTGACCTGCTGGTCAAGGTTGGTCTGCATCCTCTTGGCCAACTCGTCGAGACTGCCCGCTGATGCCACCCCTCCAGCGTGGAGTAACGACTCCAGCTTGGCCCCAAGCCCCGTCATGCGGGTCTCGAGGGCAGTCAGCTTCTCATGGGCATCGCGAGTCGAAATCTCAAGTGACAGTGTCGCTGCTGAGTTTACGCCATCTGACATGTCATCATCCTTGAGTTATTTCTCGGCCATCTTGCGGAGTGCAGAGGCTTCCATCACTTGCACGTCATGGAGCGTCGGCAGGCACTCCTTCTTGCTTACCTTCCGCAGGCTCATCGACCACTTGACCTGGGTATAGTCCAGACCAGTGGGGCCACCCGGCCCCATGATCCACTGCGTTGAGACGTCGCTGAACACCATGAACGGCATCCAGTTCTCGGGCCACACCTCGAAGTCGCTGTTGTCCTCAACGTCTTCACGCTTCAGACCCAGCTTCTGCAACTCTTCATCTGACGGCCCAGGGTCATACATCCGGGCAGCCAGGACTACGAGTTTTTTCTCTTACCCTCGGCCAAGGCCTTGGTATAGGCCTCGAGAATGGCCACCGGGGCACCCGGGAAGTTGTCGAACAGCGTGCCGAGGGCCTCGGGCGAGTATTTGACATCGACACCGGACCAGCCCTTGACCAACTCACCCAGCGCATCCACGTCTTTGCGCGCCGTCTCACCTTCGCCAAGCGAATCGAAGTAGGCCTTGAGACCTTTGCGGTCCTTGTGGTTGAACTCGAACTCGATGGTGGCATCCTCGTCGTCGAGACGCGGGATGGCAACAGAGAGTTTGAAGGTTGGTTTTGGCTGTAGAACAAACATGATAGTGGTCCCCGATTTGGTCCCCGATTTGAATGGTCCACCAGCCTGCGCACAAATCGGGGTAAATGCGCCCGGGTTCTCCGGTGACTGGTGGGTTCCGCTGGAACCGCTAACTGCACACAGCTTGCGGTTCCGTCATGTTACGTGGCGTTATGCGCCGCTCGCGTAGCGAACCGGTTCAGCAGCGTACGACATGGTGATCTGCGTCATCAGGGCCTCTTTATTGCCCATGGTCGGGACCTTGAGCAGCGACCAATACGCGTTGGCTGCCAGCTTCGAGCCGTTCGGGAAAGTCATCTTCAGGCCGTACGGGGTGCGCGCCGCATCGGCGGCGGTCACGTCCGTGTACCACGCCAGCGTCGGGTCATCGAACACGTCGGCGGTCATCGTCACGGCACCGCGAGTGGTCGGAATCTGACGCTCGACCACGTCCTCGATCGAGGTGATGTCCGCGAAGTTCTGCGCGCCGCCGCTGGCCGAAATGCTCTTGACCTGCGACAACTGCGACCAGGCCGTGACCTTGCGGACACTGCCGGTGCCGGTAGTGGCCGGGTACTTGGTCGTGTCCGAGGTGTCAACGTTTTCCAGTATCAGCCCCGTTGCACTGGACCCGGCCTTTACGCGGAGGACCCGTTTATCGAGTAGGCCCCACCCCGAGCTGACTTCGACATAGTCGCCACCAGAAATGGTGGAGCCAGTGACCGTACAAGTTGGGTCAGACGCGTTCGAGATGGCCGAAAACGACAATGGAGCAGCATAGGTTTTGGCGACCGCGAGGGTGGCGCCGGTACTGAGGGTGATAGCCATGGTAAGTCTCCTGGGTAGTTCCGAGGAGGCTCATGGCTATGGTGAGTTTCGACGAGTGCCGAAAGAGACCTGCCGCGTGCTCGGTGATGCTGTATAAATTGCGGCTCAGGCCTTCTGGGCTTTGAGCCATTCTTCCCACGCGCTGATCATACCCTTGGCGAGGCGAATCAGCGTTTCGTGGAGCTTGATGCTGGGTAAGTTCAAGGCGATCCCACTGCGGGAAGTTTACGTACTGGCAATTCTACTTGATAGCTTATGACAATGCAAGTCGCCGTGTCGATAGTCACCAGATGAAGCGGAAGGGCACCGACAGATCATGGCTCACCCACCCGTCCTTCTCGATCTTGCGCCCGGGCGTCGGACACTCCAGTGTCAAGGCCCCGAGCTTGCGGTACTTCATGATCGCATTCAGGGCGTCCTGCATCGACAGTACGCCGCGAATGCCTGCCCCCTCCTTGACGAACAGGCGCATGCCGACACTGCCGTAGGACTCAGTGTTCGGTTCCGGGTCAATGTCCAGGCGCCGCGCATCCTCGAAGTCAATCGAGACGGCCAAAAATCCAGGCCCAACCTTGTCTAAGTCTACTTGAGTGGTGTTCTCATAGAACACCGGAAAAGTCGGGTACAGGTTGTTCCACGCTGTATTGAAATAACTGACGACGGCATCTCTGGCTTCAACGTAGGTCATGTCCCGATCTTTCTCAGAATGTCGAACTGCGATCTGCCGATCACTGCGAAACTTCGCTGCACAAATTCCACCGATCGGCGCCCGGCCGCACCAGCGCCGGCATTCACCGGCCGAAACTTGATGCTGCCTTCCTCAATCTTCCACGCGTAATACTCGTCATGCTCGGCCGAGTTGGAAATGAAAATACTCTGGCCCAGTCTGATCGGCGACCACGTCGCATTGGCCCGGGCATAGTTCATACCCTCCGGGTCGCCACGCTTGTACGGTGTGAAGGTGCCCAGCCAGTCGCTACCCCTGTGCTCACCGTACTTTCTAGGAATCACACCGGGTTTGAACTCTGATGCTGGGGCAGGCGCCCCGATTGAGACCTTCCAGTTGGCCACGAAGTCGCCTCTGAACTGCGGCGACTCAATTAACACCTTCTCGAATACCTGCTTGGCAAGACCCGTTGCTGCTTTGGCAGCCTCACGTTCAACCTGCGCAAACCACCCCTTCACCGCGGCGTTGAACTCTGGCAGCCCTTTAAGCGCGACGGACATGCAGGCTCCACAGCGTGCCCTCGTCCTGTGCAGAGAGAACACGCCACACACCGTCCGAAAGTGTCAGGTTGTCCGATGGTTTCGGCGTGACCGACTTCAACACGAACACTTGCTGGTCACCGCGCTCGTAGGTCTCTGACGCCTTGGTCAGGTAGCGGAAGTGCTCCTGCCATTTGACGCGCAACACCTCGACCGAGGTCGGCGTATCGACACGACTATCGGTGATCGGGTCGTACATGCTCGAGTTGAACGTGGCCGTCTCGCGTGCAGGCGTGTCGATCGCATTGACGAGGGCGATGCGCAGGCCGGAGTTCGACAGGTAGCTCTCCTTGACGAGGTAGAGCACACCGTTGAGGCGGATCAGCGAATCAGCAGGCGCAGGCTCTGCGCCGTCGAGAAAGACCTGGTATTGTGGTGGGTACTTGCCAGAGACATCGGCCTCCGGCACATACTTGCTGAACACCAGCGCCGCGTACGCGGTCAGGGGAGTGGTGCCGACAAGGTCACCGGTAATGCTGGTCAAAGATGCCAGGCCGTCCACACCCTGAATGACATAGTTCACCCGAATCGTCGCGCCCTTCCAGTAATCAGGTGCGCCATGTCCGACGAGGTAGGTTTGACCATCTATGGTGATAGCCCCCCTCGCCGGCATGGTCACATCTGGTGCCGTAGAGATGGCCCGCTTTTTTACCGCTACACCATCTATTTTTGCATAGCTGAGGGCATCGTACTGGACCTTGATGGTGTCCGTGCCGTAGGCATCGGTGGCGATCGTGTCATCCGCCAGGCGGGCTGCACTGTAAAGCCTCACTTTACATCCTCGGGTGCAGGCAGACCAACGTGCTTGCTCGTGGTCAGGGTCAGCACCGTGTTCACTACTACGATGATGGCAACAGCGAGCGGCTCAATGTCACCATCGCCGATGGGCACCTGAATGCCAAAAGCATTCAACGCGGCCACGGCCGCCACAATCAAACCGGTCATGACCGTGGCCGTGATCTGCCGAGTCTTCCACAATGCCGGATCAGCCACGGCCGCTCCCTTGCAGAACAGTACCAACAGGGCGGATAGACGGTCCATCGTCAGACTCCGGTGACGGGGTCGTAGGAGGGGGAGACGACGGACATGTAAACGGCAGGTGTTACCGCAGCAGCGGTTGTTCCAACCGCGGCCATGGCGGCGATCAAGCGCTCGCGCACTTTCCCATACTGCTCGTTGACGCTCTTGATGGTATCCCGATAGGAGGTGTCGAAGCGCTGCACCTCGGCCTTGCCGTCCGTATTCTGCTTGGCAGCGAACAAGGGCAGGGCGCCGGCCAGGTGGCGGGCCACGGCGTAGGTCGCGAACAGACTGCAGGCACGCAGGAAGCGCGCCTCAACACTCGTTGGGGTGTCGATCAATTGAATGTCGGCGTAAGTGTCTGGCAGTCCGACGTCCACGTCCTCCATCTCGCCTTCGAGATAGTCCGAGTAGACTTTCAGGGCCAGGGTGGCGTCTTCAAGGTCCTCGGCGGATACGCCGAGGACGGCGCGCACGTCGTCGTAGGTTGTGTAGTCGGTGATCATCGTGTGATCAGCCAGCCGGCATCAATGTTGGACTGAAGCCACGGGTGCCACTTCACCAGTTGGAACTCCCCACCGATAGTGACTGCCTCCACCTGATCGACAAAGGGCGGGTGCTTGGCCTTGACCTCGATCGGCGTACCGGGCTCGATGCTGGTTTGACGTACGGTTTGTGGACGAGCCATATGAACCTCCAAACTTGGTACACGAATTTTATCAGATTTGGGTGGGCTGTGGGTGGTGTTGCCGAAGGCTGCCGGGCAGTGCTCCACTGGTGACGGGTGACAGCATCTAAGTTAACATTATCTAACTCTATTAATTAGAGGAGTATCATAGTGCTCTGGAAGTAGTAGTTGCAACACGTGTTCCGGAAGTTTTTGGGACTAGCTCAAACACCTTGCTGAAATTGAACATGCGCATGTCGCACGTAATGAGTGCTGCTTTGCGAACCTACATAGGAAAATGTCATGTCATTTGATGGTCGGGTGTTCTTGCTAGACAGTGAGTGGGACACGTACATGCGACGAATGCCTGTGCGGTACATCGTCAAGCGGCACAGCCGTGTGTGCGTGCACTGCGGTGAGCCTGGCTCAGAGGACAACCCACTACAACATAGCCACATGATTCCATTCGGGATCGGGATAAAGCAATTCAAGCTAACGCCGGAATACCTTGACTCTTCATCAAATATTGTGTCAGCCCACAGGCGCATATGCAACAAGGCTGTTGAGTTGTCAATGGTTGATATACATGCCCTTGTTTCAAGGCTATTGGTCCAAACAAAGACACCGGCCGAGGCCGGTGTCTTTATTGCCGCACACTACCCACTCATTACGAGTACGTCAGGACCTGATGCGCATCGGTGAACAAGCGGCGAACGATCTGACCAAAGTCGAAGCGCATGGCACTAGAACGCTTGAGCACGAAGGTCTCCTGGGCTTCATACGAAGCATTAGTGCTCGTTACCCTATGTAGTGCAGAGCGTTTGTCAATACCAAGAATAGTCTTATCAGGCCACCCTACAGACGGATCGACGATGAAGATCGGCAGATCGGGAGCCCATGTCGGGTTCGACACTGATACCGTGGCATCGATACGCTTGCTGCCAGGGTTGTCCTGAACGACGGTCGGCCGGTTGGCGCGGTTCTCGATGGCCAGGGCACCGGCAATGTTGGTGACCAGGTGCGTGATGCGCCGCTGCTTGGAGTTCAGGTACAGGTACTGCATCCAGGCCAGTTGCGTGATACCGGTCGTGGCTGCCGGATCGAGCGACACCGCGGTCACACTCTTGCCAAGCGATGCCAGCGACGCCTGACCCATGTCCAGATCGCCGTTGAGGACGTTCAACAGGTTCTCGTTGGCGCGAGCGTTGCGCTCGGTAGCCACCTGACGGGCGATAGCCAGCGTGATCAGGTCGAGGTTGACGTACTTGGTGGCCTGCTGCGACCACTCGACGCCGAGCGCGAAGGTCGGGATGCGGACCGACTTCTCGGAGGTCGTGATCGACATCATGGCGGCCGGCTTGGCCAGTTGGGAAATGACCTGCGAGCGGGCCGCTTCCGGTGCCGAGAAGTTGATCTCGGGCCACAGCAACCACTCGTCAGCGATCGTCTCGTCGAGAGCGATCATCGCGTCGAAAGCATTGGCGTTCATCTCCAGGTCGGAGACCAGCTTGTCCTCGATCAACGCGCCGATCGCCGGCATCAGCAGGACCCGGGCCTGGCTCGACGGTTGCCGAACGATGGTGCCCGCCTCGAGCGACGGACGCCCTTCAAGCACCGCGTTGAGGCTCGGCGAACGCAGACCGTTACGCTTGCTCGGCACCAGGACGATACCTTCGCTGGCACACAGTTGCGAAAACGCGTCGCCGTAGGCTTCGACATTGGTGTCGAGCGTGGCGTTGACGTGGTCACGAACGGACCGCCCGGACGAAGCCGCATCGCGGACCACGTCGAGGTTCACTTCAAATTGCTGGATCGCACCTTGTGCGTCGAAAAAACTTGCCATGTCAGTTCTCCTTAGCCGTTCACGCGTTCAATGACGCCAAAATCACCAACCGCGCCAGCGTTGTCGAACGACACCAGCCGCCACGCATAGATGGAGTTCAACGCCTGCTGACCGGCCGCGGTCAGGTCAGCGGGGACTGCTCCGGGCTGGTTAGTAGCTTTGCGCACCTTGGCCGGAGTGGTCAGGGTGAGCGCCGTACCCAGCGCAACAGGAGTCCCGGTGACAACGTAATCGCCGATGGCGATGGAGCCGGTACCGGCTGCCTGCGAACCGTCGAGCAGGACGCGGCGGCGTCCGCCGGGCGACACGGTGCCGAGCGAAAAGTCGTCGGCCGTATAGGTCTCAACGGCAGCGATAGACGCTTGAATGGGGTCGCCGACCACACACAGAACGTAGGCATCCGTGCCTGACAGCTTCACGAACTTGCCGACTTCCTTGTCGGTATAGGCGTTGGCTGGAGTCGAGTTGACCGAACCAACACCCAGTCGGGCGGTAATCCCTTCAACGCCAACCAGCTCTTTCATCTTGAACTTGGCCATGCTTTGTTCTCCTTACTTTTGAAAACGAACCGCATTCACGCGGGCTTTGTGACGCGGATCGATTTGCGTCTGTTGTGTGTCTTCGGCGCTGCTCAGTGCCGCAACCCCGCCGACCGGATACTTGGCCTGAAAGAGGGGCACCAGGCGGGCGTGCTCGGCAACTACCTGGGCAGGCGTCATGCCGGCGCAAATGTTGGCGCTACCGTTCATGGCCACGCTCATATTCCCGGCCGACTTCATGGCGATGGTCACGAGAGGGTCAAAGACCGCGGTAACCTCGGTGAGCTTCTCGCTGACCTTACTCAACTCGATGCCGGCCTGCAGCAGCGCCGCATCCTTCTCTTTGAGTTGCGCAGTCAGCAACTGCACACTCTCAGCAGTTTTGGCAACTTGTGCAGCATCGGCTTCGACCTTGGCCGCTTCCGCAGCATCCGCCGCCGCTTGGCCGTCAGCCTGTGCCCTGCACGTACGCGCCTTCTCAGCCTCGATCTTGGCGGACTCGGCATCGTCCAGCGACTCACCGCTAGACACCGTAGTTGCCGCACCCGTGAGACCACCCGCAGCCAGGGCCGCTATATCGGCCTCGGTCAGCGCTCTTTTACCCATATCTTCCCCTCCAGGAACTTGCGCAGCGACCGCACGCGATAGTGAGCCGCTATGATTACCGCGATTATCCATAGTTTGTGGCAATAATGCAACACTTTTTCGACGCAGGTCGCCAATCACTTCATCGAATGTTGCAATTTTGTCGACCAGTCCAACCTCAACACCCGCCTTGCCGATGAACTCCTGCCCATCCGCCATCGTCTTGTCGGTGTAAGCGTATGGTTTACCCCTCGCTTCGGCCACATGATCGACGAACACTTCGTACGTGGCATCGACAACAGCCTTGATCTGGGCCTCGGCTTCGGGCGTCAGTGGTTCATTGGAGTCAGCCAAAGCCTTGTACTTGCCGGCGCGGATGACCGTGACTGTTACTCCCTCCATGGCATTCTGCTTGGAGTACTCCTTGAACGTGGCCTTGACCCCGATCGAGCCAACCAGCGCAGAACGCCCTGCAAGCACCTCGCCAGCGGAAGACCCCAGCCAGTAAGCGGCCGACGCCATGATCGAGGCAGTGTAGGGGGTTACCGGCTTCACCTTGTCGTTGATCAGCTTGATCAGTTTGGCCGTGTCGTCGCACCCGGAGACGGCCCCGCCACCGGAATCGATATTCAGCAGGATGTGGCTCACGTCAGGGTCATTGACCGCGGCCAGAAGCGCGTCCCGGATTTCCGGGTAACCCGTGGCGCCGAACATCTCAAGCAACCAACTATCGGAGTTCATCAGGCTGCCGGAAATGTTGATAGTGGCAACCCCGTTATCGACCGAAAGCAGGCGCGGATAGCCGCCATCCTCCTTGTCGTCGTGCTTGCCTGCCTTCATGGCATCGGCGATATTCGCCTCAATCTCCAGCGCCCTCTCATAACTGGACTGCGAACCAGCCCACGCTCTTTCTTCTCTTGTGCTCATCTTCTTGTCCTTAAATTGGGCGGCTTACCGTGTGATAGGCAACTTCGCCAAAACCCTTCCAGCCAGGCATTTCAACATAGGCCTGGAACGCCCACTTGCCGGCCATCAGGTCCCCGGTCTGTGCGATGTACTTGATCGACGTCGCACCCTCAAATGCGCCCGTCCACACAACCTTGGTTCCGTCAGGCTTCCTGGCGATGATGTTGCGGACGGTGGTCGTCGTAATATCAACGCCACAGTCCAGAATGATCTCTGTGCCAACGTCTCCAACAAACATCGTTGTCATGCTATCACTCCAGCGTCGAGCGTGGATGCCATCTCAACACTCATGGTTAGGGGGCTACCCATTGGCAGGGTGCGGGTCAATGCTGATCCCGACACAACGGCAAGGTTTGGTGTCGATCGCATTACTGCCGTCTTCGTCACACCGGATACAAGCTCGATTCGTTCCATCTCAAAGCCTCGACATCATCGCAATGCGCTGCTCGATGCGGGACTTCAGCCTCACTAGGAAGCGCAGCGTGGTCTGAACGATTCCACCCCACGACACACCCCAGGTGTTGGTCTTCCAACTGTTTCCCCACGCGCTCATGCCGGACCCCACTCGTTGCCGCTGACGCCGGTCCCGACGATGGTCACGCCGTTGACCCTCTTGACATCGGCAGGAACGAAGCTGGCCGCGATCCTGCTCATCACCTCGTCTGCGATCTGGCCGGCGGACGGGCCGCTGCCACCAACCGCCGTCGTCGAGAAAGCCGCGCTGGTCTCACGTTCAATCTGCACGCCGGTATCCACAATCGTTCCGCTCAGATTACCAACCACACGGAAAGGGCCAGAGCCCGTGAATTTCAGCTGGTAACCGTTGATCAAATCGACCGCGTGAAAATAAGCTCCGCCGCCGATATCCACCCGTTTGTAAGAGATCACGCCAGGGTACTGCATGCCGATCGTGTCATACTCCAGGTCCCGGATCGAATCCTTGAACGCTGGCAGGTCCAGGATGCTGGCCGTGCTCATGACCAGCTTGTTGGTCCAATCGACCGAAATCGTCACGATTAAGTGTCCGAAGCGCGGATCGCATTGACCGACCCTCCGGCCGTGGTCACGCTGAAGGTCGTCTCAAACGGCTGGATCGGCGAACCGCCGCCGTTCCGCACCCGGACCCTTGCCGCGAAGTCCGCCGCATAGATGAACGAACCTGATGACTCCCCGGAACTTGCCGCTACCTTGTCGAGATAGGGGAACCACGTTGCCGCCGCAGAGTAGCCGCCACCCGGAACCGCTGGGGATAGGCCGGAGACCGTCACGCCACTGATGCCGGTATAACTGTGTGCATTGCCAGCGATGCGGATCACGCCAGCGCCCGTTGGGACGTCTCCGGCAGGAGCCCCGGAAAGCGTCACCGTGGTTGCCGACGCAGACCCGGTAGAGGTGATACCTGTCGTCGTGTTGAAGCCGCCTGCGCCATCGTCCTTCCCGACCAGCACATAGTCGCCGGCAACCATACTGCCAACCGAGATGCCGATTGAGATCGGCGGGCTGACTGTCGTGCCGTCGTCCGAGACAAGCTGGTAGCCCTGCAGGTCCAGCGAATTCAGTGATGCGGTGTCGACCCACCAGCCACGTGCCACAAACCACTTGCCGCCCGCGTAGGTGCCGAACGGCGCGGCCTGGTTCTCGGTATAGGCCGCGTCGAGCTTGCGGTACTGCCAACCGGCGACACCATTCAGGGTGGCATTGCTCGCCTCGGTGCAGCCCCATTGCAGCGCCTGCCAGACCTCGTTGAGTCGCGCCGTGCCGGTCCAGGAGATAATCCCCTTGTAGTTCTTGGTTACGCCGCCAAGCGTCCTACTCACCGTTCCAGGCGTCAGCGTAACGACCGTCGAAGGCGATGTGGAGGTGACCGTGTTAGTTCCACCGGTGTAGTTGCCAGTCAGCCGAGTGATATTCGCATCGGCCGCCACGGACAGCGCCGCAACCTGTTCCGAACCGGCCGAGCAGTCGACATCGAAGTGCGAGTACGCGTACCCCCACTCACGCGAGAACACCGTCACGATTCCGGCAGCAATCAGCGACCCGGACGCCTTGACCTTGAACAGCGCCTGCACAGGGCCTGCCGCCCACCACTTCGTTCCCGAGTTGTATTTGGCGCCGTTCTGAACAACATAATGGCTGCGACCAGCAAGGCCCGATCCGATGGTGTTGATGCCTGTCCAGAGGTCATTACCCGAGTTCTGCTCGATCGATCCGAACTTGAATCGCTGTGACACGGCGTTGTCGATCGTCACGCCGTTGAGCAATGTCAGTGCAGCCGGCCGCGAAGCGTTTCGCTTACCAGCAAGCTGCGACGGATTGGCCCCTAGAATGGAAACGTGGTCGCCGCCGGCCGCGGCGC